CTATTTCTGCAAATTGTTCTAAATACCAAGGCAAAACCATGTAGTTTCTAGCTACTGCTACATTTTGTTTTAACAAGATAGTATTTTGCATATGTATATCCATATCTACCTCCTTAGTAATGAGAAACATTATTTGTTTCTATTAACTTTTTGATTTTTGTACATGATCTAAAAATACTTTTAAATTCATTATCTAACTCACTATTTTTATAAACTGGGTAAGTTAAATCCATAATTATTTGTTCTATGTCAGTAATCCTATAGTGCATATCTATATTTTTTTTGGTGTTAGTAAAACTTTTCATATTTATCTCCTGTGCTGAAAAGGGTTGGGAGAGGGCTTATGCCCCCTCCTTTCTTAGTAGTTTGTTACAATAGTAACTTCCAATGTCATATGCTTCCATATCTGCATTATACTCTTGCTCATCTGTGCCCTCAAAAGGTGCATGACCATTGCTTAACATTGTTTTGATAAGATGATTCTTCTCAAATACATTAAAGTAAAAAGGAACTTTCTTCTTTTCTTTTTTACCAGATAACTTGTTGTAAACTTCTCTATCTACAATTTTCATAAGTCTGGCACATGATTTAGCACCTTTTAACTCTTTACCAGTAATATTGTAATAATCTACTGCTTGGTTAAAAGTACAGAATTCTGTACCTAAACCAGTTAGTTGATCAATGTTAGAACCTTGGTATTCTTTTTGTGTTGTAAAATTTAGCAATTTAATCTCCTGTGCAATGTTGCTTTTTTATATCTACATATATTATATTAATGGCTTTTTTACATAATACAACCATAAAAAACATTTATTTCATGTTTTTTTAATTATTATAAAAAACTTTCTAAGATCAGTTTTAATGCAGGTTCTCTGTCTGCCAAGTGTTAGCATTGACTTGTGCAACTTACTTGTTGAAACTTGTTAAATAAAGAGTTAAGGTATTATATGAACAGAACACAATTTTCATCTTTAATCTCAAAAGGAGGCAAAAATATGGGTTATGGTAAAAAAGGCATGGTTAAGAAAAAAATTAAAAAAATTGGCAAAAAGAAAATGGTTAAAAAACGTGGAAAATAAAGATGTCCAAGTTTTTGTAACTGGAGTGGCTATGGCTGGGGAGAGTCAATTACATGAACACAATAGAACTTCTGAAAAAGATAAAGCAAAATCTACAGCAGATGAAATCCGCATTAGCGGAGAAGATGATAGAAGGCAGGGAAACTGACTTTAATTCATACCAAAAAGATGTCGGTATTGCACAAGGATTAGAAAATGCCTGTGTAATTATTGATGATACTCTAAATAAACTTGACGAAGGAGATGAATAGGCATGACTCATCCACATGAAATATCTAAAATATATACAGACGAAGAATCAAAAGGCACAATAGCAGAACATCAATTACCAGTTCCTATGGGTTGGAAAATACTTATACAACCTAATCAAATAAAACAACAAACCAAAGGTGGTATAATATTGCCATCAAAAGCACAAGAAAATGAAGCATATCTTACTGCTCATGGTCAAGTTTGTGCTATAGGTGAGTTAGCTTATAGAGATAGAAATACAGGTGAGAGATGGAAGTTGTCTGCAATACCAAAAAGATATGATCGTGTAACTTATGGTAAGTATGCAGGTCAAAAATTAGTAATCAATGGTGTAAGACTTTTATTATTAAATGATGATGAAATTACATCTATATTACCTAATGGTGTTGAAGTAACAGCATATTTATAACAGCGAATAACTTGGAGAAGCAACCATGGCAGAAGAAGAAAAAAATCCTGTAATACAGGAAATTGAAGATGAAATACAGGCAACCAAAGCTAAGAATGATCAAGAGTTTGAGATTGAAATAGCAGATGAGCCAAAAGATGAAGAAAAACCAAAAGAAAAAAAAGCAGAAGAACAAGCAAAAGTTAGTGATGCCGAACTTAGTAGACGAGTGCAAACAAGAATAAATAAAGTTGTAGCTCAAAAAAAACTAGCTGAAGACAAGGCAAAACAACAAGCAGTAGAAAATGAACAGTTAAGATTAAGAATTGAAAAGCTAGAACAAGGTTCACAAAAGCAAGTTCAAAATGATTTTCAATCTAAGTATGATTTAACCAAGAAAGCATTGCATACAGCAGTTGAAGAAGGTGATACTGAGGCACAAGTTAACTTTCAAGAACAATTAGCAGACATGAGAGCTATTGCTAGAGTTCAAGAAATGCAAAGGCAAACACAACAAATCCAACAAACACAATCACCAAGTGTTGGCAAGGCACAACAACAAGCAACTAACCCAGCTCCTCCTAAAGCAATGGATTGGTGGCAAAAAAATACTTGGTTTAACTCTGAAGGTTATGAAAGAGAAACAGCAGCAGCAAGAGCAATAGATGTGCAACTTGATTTAGAAGGACATGACAAAAATAATGATGATTATTATAATCTTTTAAATAATCGTTTACAAAAGTTGTATCCAGAGTTAATATCAGAAAGTAATGTTACTCAAAGTAAGCAAAGAGTAAAAAGTAGTACAGTAGTAGCACCATCTACAGGTGGCTCAGCTTACAGGGGTAATAGGGTTCGTATGACTCAAGATCAATTACGAATGGCTAGGGAACTTGGTATTAATGATGAGGCAGGTTTGAAAAAATATGCTCAAGAAATTCAAAAAAGTCAAAGGAGCTAGTTATGAGTGAAAGAAATGTAAGAGCAAATGAAGCCAGAGATAATGTTCGTGATGTTGAGACAAGACCTCAAACAACATGGACACCACCAGCTTTGTTGGATGCACCAGAGCCTAGAGCAGGAATGGTCCAACGATGGGTAGCTACGTCAATACAGGGAAAGGACACACCAGACAACGTCTATAAAAGGATGAGAGAAGGGTGGGAAGCTAGACCTGCTAGTACTGTGAAAAATCAGTTGTTTCCGACTATTAATCACGGACAATGGGAAGGATGTATTGGGATTGAAGGTATGTTACTTTGTGAAATGCCATTAGAAAAGCATAGTCAAATGAAAGCATATCATCAAAACAAAAGCATAGAGCAAAATGAATCTCTTGCTGGAGACCTCAATGCACTTGAACAAAGAACTGGACAAAGAATCTTTCAGGAGAGGAAAAGTACAGTAAGTGGTGGTAGGCAAGTGTCTGCCATGGATGATTAATAACTTTTTTTAGAAGAAGGAAATAAAAATGGCAAATGTTGATGCTGCTTTTGGGTTAACCCCAGTCCGTCATCTAAGTGGTAATGGTTATTCTCGTGCAAACAAATATACTATAACTTCAGGTTTAGCTGAAAACATCTTTACAGGAGATGTTGTTATTATAACAAGTGGTGGTGTTTTAACTCCCCATACAGCGACAGAAGTTAATAATATAGGTGTTTTCGGTGGAGTTTCTTATACTGCAGCAGATGGCTCTTATGTTTATTCACAGTATTGGCCGTCAGGAACTGTTGCTACAGATATTATAGCATATGTTTATGATGATCCATATACAGTGTTTAAAGCACAATCTGCAGGAACTACTGCACAGACAAACATAGGTAACTGTTGTGATCTTGTTGCTGGTGCTGGTTCTACTACTACAGGTCAATCTGGTTTTGAATTATCAGGAACTATGGCAGCAGGAACTGCCAGTTGTAAAATTCTTGGTCTTTATGAAACACCAGACAATGCCTTTGGTGCTAATGCAATAATGGAAGTTCTTATCAATGAGCATCTGCTCAAAGATAGTGCTGGAATATAGGGAGATTTAAACAATGGCAATGAATAGAGCGCAATTTGCGAAAATGCTTGAGCCCGGTTTAAATACCTTGTTCGGCTTAGAATATGATAGTTATCCACCAGAGTATACACCAGTATTTGAAAGCAATACTTCTCAAAAAGCATTTGAGGAAGATGTATTGTTAACAGGTTTTGGTGCAGCACCAACAAAGAATGAAGGTGCTGGAGTATCTTATGATACAGCTTCTCAACAGTTTACTGCTAGATACCAGCATGAAACTATTGCATTAGCTTTCTCAGTTACTGAAGAAGCTGAAGAAGATGGATTGTATGGCTCAATAGCCTCACGTTATACAAAAGCACTTGCTAGATCAATGAGTACAACAAAAGAGATCAAAGCAGCAAATGTTTTAAATAATGCTACAACTACAGCTGGTGGTGATGGTGTGTCTTTATTAAGTACAGCACATCCAACACAAAATGGTAATCAAAGTAATACTTTGGCAACTGCAGCAGATTTATCTGAAACTTCATTAGAAAGTATTCTTATAAATATTGCAGATATGAAAGATGACAGAGGTCTTAGGATCGCAGCACAAGGAACAATGTTGATTATTCCTACAGCTTATTCTTTTGTAGCTGAAAGATTACTTGAGAGTCAGTTAAGAACAGGAACTGCAGATAATGATCTCAATGCAATAAAATCAGGTGGTTATTTACCACAGGGTTACCATGTAATGAGAAGGTTAACTGATAGTGATGCTTTCTTTATTAAAACTGATGTACCAGATGGATTAAAAATGTTCCAAAGAAGTCCTATGAAAAAAGGCATGGAAGGTGATTTTGAAACTGGTAATGTTAGGTACAAAGTAAGAGAAAGATATTCCTTTGGTTTTACTGACTGGAGAGGTATTTTTGGCACAGAAGGTGCTGCCTAAAAATTAAGATGGGAGAGGGGATAACTCCTCTCCTAAACATAACCCTTGACTGCGAAAGCAGACATTTGCCAAGACAAGGAGATTGACATGGCTAATACTACATTTACCGGTGCAGTCCGTTCCGAAAATGGTTTTAAAGTTGTTTCTAAAAATACTACAACAGGTGCATATACTGATGTTGCTTCTATTGCTTCAACAGGTATAGTAACAAATAAATATGTAAAGCATGTTGGTTTTGCAACAGGTGTTACTGTAAACACTACAGCTGGGGACAGTCCTGCTATTGGTCAGTTTACTCAACCTGCTAACACAATAATTACAGACATAAAAATATTTTGTGCAACTGCTCCAGTTATTGGAACAGGAGATATTGGGTATGAAGTTGGTACATCTAGCTCTGGTGCCCAAATTGTTGCAGCAGTAACTGATGAGATTCTTGATGGTGGAACAACTGTTGTTGTAGGAAATGTAACTACAACTACATTAGTTGCAACAACACAAAGTGCAACAACTGCTCCAGTTTCTGCACAATACACTTCTGCTGAAAGAACAATTTTTTGTAATATCACTAATACAGTAGATGCTACAACTGCTGGTTCATTTACTTTTATTATTGAGTATGTGCAGATAGCATAATTTAATTTGGGTGAGATTAAATTTTCACCCACTATTTTAGGAGATTAATTTGGCAGATATAACATCAAGCACTATTCTTTCTGAAAATACTCGTCAAATTGTTATGGCATTTCAATATCAATATGTAGATACAGGAGATGAATCTGCAGTAAAAAAAGTAGATGTTTCAACATTACAAGCTAATTCCAATGGCAGTTCATGTACTGGTGTAAAGATTACTAAGTGTACTTGGGTTGTTAAAGGCATGACTGTAAGAGTTTTAGCAGATGCTGATACTGATATTATTATGTTAAATCTAGATGAAGGTCAAAGTGGTGAGGTTGATTATACTGATATAGGTGGTTTACCTAACACCAAAGAAACTGGTGCTAATGGAACTGGTGATATATTTTTCACTACAACAGGTGCAGGAAGTGGTGACTCATATCAGATTGTTTTAACAATGACTAAGAAGTATTAAGGTGAAATATGGCAACATCTGGAACAGTTGCATTTAGACCTAATGTTGAGGAAATAATAGCAGAGTCATATGAAAGATGTGGTATTGATTCTCAAACAAGAACAGGTGACCATGCAAGATCAGCTAGAAGAAGTTTAAACCTTTTATTTTCAGAATTTTCAAATAGAGGTATAAATTTTTGGACTGTAACTCAAAATACTTTAACATTAGTCAATGGTACAACTAATTATACTTTGCCTGTAGGTACAATAGATATATTAGATGCTGTAATTAGGGACAGTTCATCTGGTGTTGATCAGATTATAAATAGAGTTACAATTCAAGAATATAATCAAATACCTGATAAAACATCATCAGGTAAACCTAATCAATATATGATAGATAGGCAATATACCCCTGTTGTTTACTTTTGGAATGTTCCTGATACATCAACATATTCTATGGTGTATTGGGCAATGAACCAACAAGAAGATGTTACTGCATCAAATCAAGATACAGACATACCTTATAGATGGAGTGATACTTTATGCGCTGGTTTATCTGCAAAATTATCATTAAAATATGCACCAGATAGATTCCAAATTTTAAATGAAATGTATGAGAGATCATTTAGTTTTGCAGCATCAAGTGATAATGATGGTGTAAGCCTTAAAATACAACCAACAGCATTGAACTTAACATAATGGCAAAATTTGCAACTGGTAGAAAATCAAAAGCAATAAGCGACATAAGTGGCTTTAAGGTCAACTATACTGAATTAAAAACAACATATGATAACCTTAGAGTTGAACCTAGTGAGTTTGATCCTAAACACCCACAACTAACACCAGCCAAAAATGTAATTGATGCTACTGCATTATTCCAACCAAGACCAGATAATGATCCTGAGAATATTAGTTTTTTTGTAGGATTTAATACTGATATTTTTGCAAGTAAAATTGAAAATGCACAAAAAGGAATTGGTATAAAAGGTTTAGGTGCTATAGGCACATTTACAATTAGATTAGATCATTCCCAAGATGTAACAGGTGTTAATGCCACAGGAGCATTAGGAACTCTTAATTTTAAATCAATTTTAATAGAAACTGGTGTTGCTGGAACTGGTGCAATAGGCACAGCAGTGCCTACAGGCATACAAAATGTAACTGGTGTAAGTGGTACTGGTGCAATAGGTGGATTTGGTGTTACTGATGGAGCATCAATTAAACTAACAATATCTGAAACAGGTTTAGCTGGAACTGGAGCTATTGGCACAGAAGTACCTAAAGTATCTCTTACAGAAACTGGTTTGGCTGGTACAGGTGCAATAGGATCAGTTAGCATTACTATAGCTGAATTAGGTTGGAGTGGTGGTGACTGGGGTGAAAGTACATGGGGTCAATAAATGAATTACACTAGCTTAGTTTCACAGATACAAAACTTTATGGAAGATGATAGTACAGAGCTATCTAATTCTATACCTAATATTATTATACAAGCTGAAAGTATGATATTTCAAAGATTGCCAAGTTTACCTTGCTTTAGACAAATAACAACAGGCACTTTAGTTGTAGGTACATTTGATTATACTGTTGCAAATGCAAGGATGATAAGACAAGTTTCTGTAACTGATAGTAGTAGTAATGTATCTTTTTTAGATCATAGAGTTGATAGTTATCTAAGGGACTATCATCCTAATTCAAGCACAACATCTACACCAGAAATGTATAGCACAAAAAATGCCACAACGAGTGGAATTGTTATAACTTTAGCACCAACACCAAGTGCTACTTTAGCATTTCAGGTTGATTTTTCTGCACCAGAAACAGGTCTTTCAACTACAAATGCCAATTCATGGATAGGTGATAATGCTGAAAATGTTTTGCTTGCAGCATCACTTTATGAAACTTCTTCTTTCCTAAAGGCTCCAGAAACTGTATCATTATACAAAGCACAGTTTGATGAAGCTATAGCATTGTTTCAACAGGAGATGGGAAGAAATTACACAGCAGA